TGTACCATCTGCTTTTGGAAAGAATTGAGAGATTGCCTTTAAAAAGACTCTATCTTGTCCCCAACCGCCATGCCATGCTGATGAACATTGTATCGCAGTTGAACGAGGAAGGCAATATGTATTGGTATCACAATGGTTGTAATCACTATTAACCATTCTATATTTACCTAAAGATTCACAATCATCATTACAGAGATAGTTGCCATCTTTATCTACAATCTTGCGGAGAGAATAACACCATTGTAATCCGTTCTTCTCAATCAACTCAACACAAGATTGTACATGGTTAGGATCAAACCAATTGTCTTGGTCAAGATATAGAATGTAATCGGTATTAACTAGGTGAGTAAATGAAGCATAGATTCGATGGCCATAGAAACCACCTTTACCAACATTCAAAGGCAAATTACAAACGGTAACATTAGTTTTAAATTTTGGATGTTTCTCACACCACTTCAACATATTTTTTACAATATAACCATATTCACCACCATCAACAATAACATAACATTGTGTATCATATGTTTGGTTTAATACGGAGTTTACTGCATCAATCAACTCTGGAGCACCAGTAGTTGGTATAATCACGGTTGCGGTCATATTAATCTTTAGTCAGTTTTAAAATCTTCTCAATTTGTGCCTCAATGGCTGGTTTACGATTAGGCCAATATATATATTCTTTGTCTCCAGTCGAATGTAATTTGGTCAAGAATGGAACAATCATCTTCTCCAATTCTTTTAACCTTGCTTTGTAATCATCTGCCGTTGCAGCAGTTTTATTGATTACAGAGTTATATTCTTCTTCTGAAACAGCAGAGAAACCGAAATCGTTATCGGTTTCATATTGCTTGGCCAACTTATCAAAATCAATTAATGACATTATTTTTTAACTCCACGATATAAAAGTTTCAACATTGCTAAGGCACCTAATTTACCTTTTCTTTTGTCTGGTCGGTATTCAGAATCACTACGAATAGTCATCAATAATGTAAGTTTTTTACCTTTTGAGTCCGATACATCTATAAACCATTCTTGTACAGAATTTTTGTTTATGTAAGCATGAACTTTGGTAACTTTAGATAAGAAGTTAACCAACTTATCACCTTGTTCTTCCGCTCTAGTACCAATAGCTTTAACCAAAATGAGAGGCACCGCTTGAGGTTTTTCCAATCGAAATTCTTCGTTAATCCATTGTTTCGTTACTTTAACACTAGAATTAATTAAATTACAAAGTGTTTCTTTGCTAATTCTATTTTGTATCTGATAAAGTCTATCAAACTCATCAGGATCACTTTTAAAAAGTTTTAACAATGCACTATCTAAATCTGGATTTATTTTCGCAGTTCTACCAGCAGTATAATAATTATCTTTGTTCACACTTTTTGGTAGACCAGGAACCTTAGAATATACATTTTTCCAAAGTGCCAATTTCAAATTATCATCAGCTCTAGGATCCAATTGTTTCCAATAAGGTTTCATTAGAGTTGTTCTAACATAACTATTCAATTTAGGTTCAGCTGATGATTTTGATCCTGCTTTTAGACTTATACCTGCAATAGATTTGTCCGCAAAAAATAAGAAAATATCACCAGCATGATTACTTGGAACTCCAGGAGGTTTTGCTCTATATCCCCAAACAGCCTTGGTTATAGGATTAGACTTATTAGTTTCATATAAGTAATGAGTGATACCAAATGCGTTATCCAACTTAGTTTTTAACATTTTAGGTTCAATCATACTAAATGCTTGTACTATAAACTTTTTAGCCTGTGTTATATCTGCACTATTAACGAAAGTCTTTTTTATAGAAGGATGGTTCAAACTTGCGGAGTGTACAAAATCAGCCAACTCTTTCGTTGTTTTTGGTGGTCTGTTCATTGCATTAAACCAAAGTGATGGAAAGAGTTCGGTGATTGTTGAATTAATAGTTGTTTGTTCACCGCCTACTAGATACCTCGACATTTTTTAATTCTCCATTAAGTGTAAGAGTATTTATTATACACCATTAACGGATAATTTGTATATGTTCACCCGAATTCCACACTTCAAGTGTTGTACGGAGGCGACCATCAGACTTTAAAGATTCGTATCTATTGCTTGCCTTTTGTTTCCACCAAGTAATGATATTTTCAAGTTTGTGCTTTTCATAGTTTTCACCAGGTAAAAGGACATCTGTTTTACAATTCATATAATCAACGGTATTTTTAAATCCGAAGTCGGAAGTATAATATCTTTTCTTCTCTGTCAACTTTTTGGCGTTCTCAATCGTTAAAGAAAATGCCTCTCCTTCAGGTGTACCTTTAAGTGCTGCTTTGGTTAGAGCAATAATCTTTGTGAAGGTTCTCAACTTTCTACTTGTAGTGGATGTATCTCCAGCCAACAAATCTCCAGTAATATTCTCCACATAGTTCTTCAAATCATGGTATCTTTGTCCATGCATCATCGGTACAATATCAGATTCAGTCAAACCTTGGAAACGAATATAAGGTTTCATACCATCATATTGTGATACGGTCTTACTGGAACCATACAAACTGGTAGTTTCAAATAGACATACATTCATGTCATATTTCTTATTACACATTTCACGAACTTCATGACTGGTACAAATGGCAGATAGAAGTTTACCACCTAGATAATTAAAACCAAACGGTTGTGATGGTACAATAACGAAACCCATAACAGTAGCAGTATTGAATCGTTTAGCAGTATCGGGTTGTTGAATCCAGACCTGCCCCAAGTATTCATTACGAGGTTTCATATAGATTACTGGTGAACCTAAACGAATGAAACCTAGAACCTTTCCTGACTTCTTCTCCATAACCGCCAACTGGACATTCTTGCCAACTGGTGCTTTGTTGATGTGTGAACTGGTAATTGCCAGTAGTGTTTCCCATTGACTGTTTGGTATCTCACAGACATCAATTTCCATATCATTTGGATGCATAGTGAAATCGGAAAACAAATCATCTTCTGGTGGAAATAAAGAAGATGGTAACTTTTCAAGGTCTTTCAATTTCTCATCACGCATGTATTCTTCGGTATTTACAATGTTACTGAAATAATCATTGAATACTTTTGAACAATGTAGTGCTTGTTCTCTGGTGAGAATCATACTTTAAACCCTTCAAATTTCTTATGTTGTATTTTGTTTTGTGAACCGATTGGCGCAGTGCCAGCATCAGCCAAACCAGATTGTGCAGATTGTTCAATATCATACAACCTCATCTTAGCACGGTCAACACCAATCGTAAATCGTTTGTAATAACCAGGGTCATTATACCGATTCTTTAATTGTTTAACCATGATTTGTCCCATGGCTTCCAAATCTTCACTTGTAATTAAGGCGAACATCAAGTCTGCGGTGGCTGGGAGTCCGAATGATTCACTGGTGTCCTCAAGACCTGGATCGCTGCTTGTAAATCCTGATCGAGTGGTCTGTGTGGCGCTAACAATAGGCACATTAAACTCCACCGCAAGTCCTCTAAGTTCTTCAGCAATCGATTTAACATAGGTGTACGAATTAATATTTGCACCGGCCTTAATACGAGAACTACAACAAATATTAAGGTAATCAATAAAGATAATATCAGGAACAAAAGACTTTTTAAGATTAAGTTCATTTAGTAATGTCCTAAAGTGTGTGACGGAAGCAGATGCTGTTGGATATTCTTTGATAATAAGTTTACCAGTTACCTTCTCTTTAACTTTGGCAACTTTCTTATCATACATTTCTTTTGGTAAATCAATCAGGTCATCTAAGGTAACATTCAATAAGTTAGCATCAATTCGTTCTGCTATCTTTTCTTCAGCCATTTCCATAGTGATGTATAAAGCGTTCTTGCCTTGGACCATAGCGCCTGCTGCCACATGGCACATAAACAAAGATTTGCCGACACCCGTACCAGCCAAAGCAATATTGAGAGTCTTAGTTGGAAGACCACCTTTTGTAATCTTGTTGAAGTAATCGAGGTCGAAAGGAATTCGCTCCTCTTTTCTATGATAGAAATCAAACCGAGCATCAGAGTTTTCAAGATAATCATGTCCTACTGTTGTGTCGAAGGATACCGCCAAGGCGTCCGATAATATAGAGGGAATCGCACCTTTGTCTTGGGCTTTGTCTTTTCCATCGAGAATAGAAATGGCCCGTAATACACCATTGTATATCGCCTTCTCTTGGCAAAACTTTTCCGTCTTGTCGACAAGCCATTGAACCTCGGTTTGTTCTTGGCGATGATTGTTAATTTCCGTGAGATAAGTTTCGCAGTTCTTAACTTCGTCATCTGATAGATTGGTCTTTTCTTTGACGGCAATACTAAGTGCTTCAATCGATGCCGGTGTATTGTAGTCCTGCGTGAATGATGTAATTTCATTAAATAATGTCCTCTCCGTTCTGTCGGAGAAATATTCTTCTTTAAGGAATGGTAATACTTTTCTTAGATATTCTTCATTGAATATCAGTGATTTCAGAATCGCTTGTTCCAGTTTCATCAATTATTTCCTGCTCAATGTTAGATGACATAAGCTCAACGAGCAAGTCACCAATATAGTTTCTAAATGCTTCATCTTTTTCCATCTTCTTAGGCTTCATTACAGGAGATTCTATCACATCATAAGCGAAAAGTAAATAGACATCTGCACCTTTTTCTTCAAACTTTACTTTACCATATTTGAATATGGTATTCTTGTATGGTCCGTCTAAGAATTTAATATGTACCGCAGATGCATCATCTTTAGGATAGATAAAACAATAATCAATACCTTCAATCATCTTCTACTCCGTTAGTAGTCTCCACCGTATCAAACAAATCTTCTTCACCATCTTGCATAATGGCACCAGAAGCAATTTGATATTGGTCTTTTACATAATCTTGAAATTTGGTACTTGTGATAAGTGACATCCAGAAATCTTTGGTATCGGTTTCTTTCTCACGATATTTCTTTTCTTCTATTTCGCCTGTTTTTGGATCAACTTTACTATACCATCCATTCGAGGGTTTAACAACAAATCCACCAGCAAGTGCGATATCAAGTAACCCTGACCAACGGCTAATACCACCATCAAAAGTAACAGATACAGGGATCTTAGATTTCTCTTTGACATAACGACTCTTTTCAACATTGATAATAAAATTATAACCGGTAATTTCTTTACCGTCTTTTTCTTGTTGACGACCCAATACAAAAATATTATCAGCTGAGTAATATGAACCTGTACCACCACCAACGATTGCTTTGGGGAACATTCCAATTTCCATGTAAGTATGGTTAACTACAACCATTGGAATATCTTTGAGTGATAAGTGTGGTGTTACCATTCTGAATAAAGACTTAACTGCCTTTGCTCTCGACATATCACCAACCGTTTTACCTTCTAAGGCATCATTAACTTCTTTGATGGATGCCAAATTACCAATTGAATCAACAACAATAATCAGATGGTCACCACGTTCAACCTGATTCATCTGTTGCATGATATCAATCTTCAACTGCTCAATGTCAGTAAGAGGGGTATGAAGAACACGACTAGTATCAATACCAAAGGAATCAAAATAGGATTGCGGCGTTCCAAACTCCGAATCGTAGAATAAAAGAGCTGCATCAGGATATTTGTCCAAGTAAGATTTGGCCATCAATAATGAAAATGCTGTCTTAAAATGTTTGGATGGACCTGCCCACATTGTAAGACCTGGTGTTAAACCACCGTCTAAACGACCACTCAAGGCCACGTTAATAATTGGTACTGAAGTTGGGATCATGTCCTTCTGAGTGAAGAACTTGGACTTCGATAGAATAGCAGATTCTTTAATACTACTATTCTTTTTGATTTTATCTAAAATGCTCATTTACTTTCCTTTTCACGAAACGAATATGGTGCCTCATAATCATACTTAGGCTCTAGGGTTTTGACCGTAACGGACGGTGCTCTCTCCGTAATTGTAACGATGTTTTCTTTGTCGACCTGTATTTTGCTCTCAATCTCTTGCCGTGCATCTTGGTCACTTTTTTGAATCCGTGTTTCCTCTTGAACCTCATCCAACTCCGGCGGAGTTCCAGTGGTAATGTCGGACTTTTCATCTTTCTCTTTCAAACTGATATTTGCAGATATCAATAATAACACAGCTAATGGGTCAAATACAACCATTATTAACATGATTACCAGTCTTACTGCTTTATCTAAACCATTCTCATCATTACCATATATCATATCGGCAACATATTTGATAGGTCCAACTTCTGCCAC